TCTTTGTACACAATGTCTGCTCCCAGCGGTTTTCCGTTCTTCTGCTGGGCAGACAAGTACGCACTGGGGCTTGGCATATCCGCACCGGTCAAATCAGCGGCATCGTCCAGATCAGCTGCGTCCAATTCCGGAGCATGAAATTCTATAATATCTGCATCCTTGCCCTCTGCAATTTTGTCGGAGAGGGCTTTCGGCTTATCACCTGCACGAACTCGTCTGCCGCCTCTTCTTGTGCCGTCCTTTGCCATCTGATTTCACCTGCCTTTTGAGAAAAAAACAGCCGAAACTGCGTAGGTTTCGGCTTGTTTGCATATTTCCGGGGTTAATCCCCCGTTTGAACCTTGGTTTTTGTGTGTGAGAGGGAGCCCCGGTCTTGTGTTTGCTTTACTGTAGAGAAGTGAACGCCCCAACCCGGCAGCCCGCAGCCTAACCCATGTCAATAAAAATACTCAGGGTTACTGTCCTCACTTCCGGTTTTCCGGTCGTGGCAGGACTTGCAAAGAGCCTGCCAGTTGCTTTCATCCCACATCAGATGCGAATCACCACGATGAGGAATGACATGGTCGACCACGGTCGCTGCCGTGAACCGTCCATGTGCTTTGCACCGCACACACAGCGGATGCTTCCGCAGGTACGCCTTGCTGAGCCGCTGCCACTTGCTGCCGTAGCCACGCTTGGCGGCAGACGGTCGGTCTGGGTGCAGGGGCTTGTGTTCGTCGCAGTACGCACCCTCGGTCAGTCTCGGACAGCCGGGATGCTTGCACGGTTTCAGTGCCTTCCTCGGCATCGCCGACACCTCCTTCGGGCATAACAAAAGCCGCTGCGGTAATCCACAACGGCTCTTTGCATTCTTTTACTCTTCTATTATAACACATATTGGGTGGCTCTGCAAGTATTCAAAAGGGTTCATTGCGGCTCATCATGAAGCATTTTTTCAAGTTCGAGTAGTGCGTCTGCCTTTCTGCGCTTAACGGTCGCAGTACTCAAAAGCATTTGCTTTGCCGTTTCCTGTGTGGTAAGGCCATGTAGAAAAATCAATTCCAGCACTTGACGTTCCTGCGGATCGGGCAGTGACATCAGCGTATGAGTAATCTCCAACTCGAGTGCCATGTGTTTTTCCCGCTTCTGCTCCAACTCAGTCTTCATTTCCTCAATTTCATCGAGGTACTTCACAAAACGCGCCTCAGTTTGACGATTGGGACTGTTATGTTCTTCAAAGCTGCAGCCGGATATGCGCATCGCCATATCATGCAACTCGTCTATCTTACGCCGACAGTATTCCACTTCCTGCCGTGCTGTTTTAATCTGTTCCAGATATTCTGTTACCGTCATGGCCATTGCCCTCCTTGTTACGCTTTCTTCTTCTCAACACGGCATTTATTGCCGACAATAAACGAGTCACATTTGTATTGATATTCTCTGTATCAATACGTATCAACTCCCATTCCTCACCGAACTTCTCGCAAATAAGTTCATCGCGAATTGTCTCGTATTGTTTTTTCTCTTTTCCATGATATAATTTTCCATCAATTTCAAGTATCACTTTCATTTCGGGAAGAACAAAATCCACGACATAGTTATACACCTTGACCTGATGATGCGCTTTGACCTTTCTCCTGATAAGTTCCAAAGTTACCATTACCTCTTCTGTACTTTGAAACCAACCGCTTTTTCCGATATTGTCCTGAACCCACTGAATTCCGTGTCTATATTTTGAGATATCTGTAATCTTCGATATTCTTTTAATTGCACGATTCAAACAGTCCTGCTGTTTGTTGGATGTCTGATTATGACTATCAATAAGCATTTCTCGACACGCTGTGCAAGTATATTGAAGCCCAGATACATAATTCCAACTTTCTACGGAAGCTCCACATATGTGACACGGCGGGTAGTAAATCGTGAAGCCATTTTTCTTGCTTATCCGGATATTATCAGCAAGTGCCTCATAATAACTCATGCAAATGCCTCCTTCATTGTTGTGATCAGCGTTTCGCCGTTCAGGTCATTGGCTAATAATTCAAACCACTGCGACCGCAGAAATCGCTCTGCTTCATTGATGCCGTCCTTGTTTTTTGTGATAAGGGCGGCTTTGTAATCCTGCAGGGCTTTTTCTATTACGGCAGCGGCAAGCAGTTTATATCCCATAGCATCCCTCTAGTTCCGCTTTGACCGCATCCATCAGGGCTGATTGAGTTTTGTCCTTATCCTGCAATGCTTTCAGGATGCGTTCATCGACAGTGCCTTTTGTAACGATATGCTGTATGACAACGGTCGCGGACTTCTGTCCCTGCCGCCACAGTCGGGCGTTGGTTTGCTGATACAGTTCCAGACTCCACGTCAGCCCGAACCATACAAGGGTGCTGCCGCCGCTTTGCAGATTTAACCCGTGTCCCGCCGATGCAGGATGTATCAGTGCGACAGGCAGTTCACCTTTATTCCAGCGACTGATGCTGTCGGGCTTATCCAGTGTGCTGAACGGGATATGAAGCTGATGCAAGCGCTCCGATATGCGGTCGAGATCATGCCGGAACCAGTATGCGACAAGCAGCGGTCTGCCGTTCATGCTTTCGATAATATCCTCAAGGGCATCCAGTTTCCGGTCGTGTATCGGAACGACCTCTCCGGAGTCATCGTATATTGCACCATTCGCCATCTGCGACAGCTTATTGCTGAGACTTGCGGCATTGGCGGCAGTGACTTCGCCGTTCGGCAGCGACAGCACCAACTCCTGCCGCAGGTCGCTGTATTTCTTATGCTCCGCTTCGGAAAGCTGCACGGTATATTCACTCATGATCAGTTCCGGCATTTTCAGGTGGTCGGTCGCTCTCATGGATACCGTGATGTCGGATATCTTTTCATATATTGCATCCTCCGCACCGGGCAGAGGCTTATAGCTGTACACGATCATACCGTTCCGCTTATCGGGCTGAAAGTAGGTATTGCGGTACTGCCCGATAAAACGTCCAAGCCGCTTTCCCATATCCAGAAGGCGGAACTCCGCATACAGGTCCATGAGTCCGTTTCCTGTCGGTGTTCCCGTCAGTCCCACGATGCGCTTTGCTTTTGGTCTTGCCTTCATGAGAGCCTTGAAGCGTTTTGTCTGGTGGTTTTTGAAGGAACTCAGCTCGTCAATGATGATCATGTCAAAATCGAACGGCATCTCATCTATCAGCCAACCGACATTCTCGCGGTTGATGATATAGATATCCGCCTTCCGGGACAGTGCCGTTTTGCGCTCTTCCGCTGTGCCGACTGCGATGCTGTATGTCAGCCCTCTCAGGTGATCCCATTTCTCAATTTCCTCCGCCCACACCCGTGTTACACGGATAGGGGCTATCACGAGAATTCTGCTGACCTCAAAGCTGTCGAACAGCAGGTCATTGATGGCGGTCAGCGTGATGCTCGTTTTTCCAAGTCCCATCGACAGCAGCAGTGCTGCAATGGGATGGTTTTTTATAAAATCCGCAGCATATCTCTGATAATCATGCGGTTTGTATCTCATCAATCATCCCTCCGATCTGAGAAATATCGTCAAGTACATACACCTTGAAACCTAACCGCCGCAGAAGCTTATGTCGGGAAAGCTGCAAGGCTCTGGGCTTTTCACCGGGTGCTTTCACTTCAATAAATGCTATCTTCCCATGCGGCATCAGTACCAGTCTGTCTGGAACTCCGCTGAATCCCGGCGATACGAATTTCAATGCGATACCGCCGGAGTCCCTGACTGCCTTTCGGAATGCCTGCTCGATATACTTCTCATCCATTTCTTCACTCCAATCTGAAACAGCGGTACAGAAAATCCCTATACGCGCGTATTACGTGCGCTTTCGCACGCGGTTTCTTACTATATATTCTTTTATTTGTACTATAAAGATATAGTTGTATAAGTTGTTTCCGTAATGACTGTTTTTCCTCGCACTATGGGAATATTGAATGAAACAAGTGGAGTGAGACAACCTCACTGACCACTTGTTTCACGATGTTGTCTCAGCCTTTACGGGTATAGATGCGCTGCAGACCGTAAATGGGAAGCCTTTTCTTCGTACCGTTCTTTTCCCAGCCGCTGATGCGTGTCATGATAGCGGTGATCGCATAGCTGTCCGCAGGCTTGATGTCCTCCTTCAGCTTTCCAAAGCACTCACACCAAATCTCAATGTTCGATACAGTCTCACGGCGCACCGAACCGACAGGCTGTGTGGGTTCATCGGGGTTCTGCAGGAAACTGCGGCGTTTGTAGATATCCATCGTATCCCAGTCGGTAGGCAAAATCGTATCCAGATAACGGATGACGAGCCCTTCACGGTCATCCTGCTCCATTGCAGCAGACTGCTCCATCTTTGCATAGTTTTCAAGTTCCGCAGGCAGGAACAGCGGTTCATCCTCTTTCACATACACCAATGTCTCCGCCCACATCATGTCGATATCGAATTCTGTTAGATCCCACGGCTTGTACTGGTTGCCGCCGGGAACTCTGACCGTCCAGAAGCGGCGGTTGCCGGTCACGTCACGCAGAAATCCGTTCTCGGAATTGGTCGTGCCGAAGAAAACACACTGTCTCGGATGCGGGGTGACACGTCTGCCGAAGGAGGCACGGTACTTGTCGTCCTGACGGGAAATGAACGCCTTTACCTTATCGATGTCAGCCTTCTTCATTCCGGCAAGCTCACCGATCTCCAAAATCCAGTATCCCTGCAGCTTTTCCGCAGCAGTCTTGTCGTTCATATCGGAAAGGTTCAGACTGTCGGAATACCATTCGCCGCCGAGTTTCCCGATGAAGGTCGATTTGCCGATGCCCTGCGGTCCGTTCAGCACAAGGATATGGTCGAACTTGATGCCGGGGTGATATACACGCTGCACAGCGGCACACATGATCTTGCGGGACACCGCCCGGATATATGCGTTGTCATCAGCACCGAGATAGTCGATCAGCATAGTGTCGATACGCTCGATGCCGTCCCACTCCGGCAAACGGGAGAAATACTCCCTGATCGGATGATAGGAACGATCGTCAGCAGCCTTCTGGACGGCGATATCGTAATTACGAGCCGAAAACGTACCGTAGCTGGCATCGACATAGCAGATAAGCTGTGCGTCATCGGCATCACGCCAGAAACGAGCAGGATGCTTCCACGGCACTTCGCCGCTGATCTCCATACCGTCCGCCAGTTGATTGAACACGATGCTCCGCAGATACTGGTCATTTTCCATGATCAGGCGGATGTTGTGCAGGCAGTTCTCCAGAACGCCGTCCTTATTGCGGCGCAGGCGTTTCTTCCAGTCATCATCGACAGGGGCTGAGAAGTCGCTTACCGCTTCTGCAAGGCGCTCTTCTGCCGCAAGCAGCTTTACAGCATCAAGGCTCATTGCAAACTTGCACATCTCCCGGTAGGATGCCTTATCGTCCAGACCGCCGAATTTGTGTATGCGCACGATATCAAAAGCGTTGCAGAGTTTCAGGTATGCCGGGTCTTTCGCATGGTGCGAGTACACAAACATATCCTCCTTGATCTCGACACCCGCCATGCTGTGTGCGGTGATGAGATGCCAGCGGTTCTTGTTATCAGTCGGCTCATATACATCAGACAGGAATTCCGACAGGGCTTTGCTGATCGGGAAAAAAGCTCTGTTGAACAGACCGACAGCACCTTCCTTTTCCAGAGGATTCTGCACCTTCTGCTGCGTGACCTGATTCGCCTTGCTCTCCTGGGAAGAGGTCGGGAGCTGTGTCGGATCAGTCCATTCTGGGTGTGCCGACAGGATATCATCGGGATCAAGCCACGCCTTGTCCACTTCCTTGAACTCAAAAGCACCGTTCTGCGGACAGGACGGCCAGTACATAAGCTGATTCGGCTGATAGGAACATTCATCAAAATAATCAATGCCTAGCATCTCAGCGACATACCGGGCGACCGCCACGAACTCCTCCGGTGTCACATCCCGTGTCATCGGAACAAGGATACGTGCTCTGGGGTTCTCAGGCGTACTGGAATGCGTGGTATACAGGCAGGCGGTATACGGCATCGTTGTTTCAAAGTTATCCATGTATTCACGGGTAAGGCGGTCGCCGTCAAAGGAGAGGATAGACCTCTTTTCAACGGTATCGATCTTGCGTCTACCGCCCTTCAGCACACCGCCGACAAAGCCGCCGTGGTCTTTTGCTGCATCACGCTGTGACTTCGACATTTTGGCATATTCCTCGGCGGTTTCCGTGGTTCTCTGCGGAACACGCAGGCGTTCCTTGAGGTCATCATAGCTGATGGTCTTGTTCACCCATTTCTTTGCCTGACAGCTGTTGCCGTAAGCGATAGCAAGTGGTCTCATGTGCATTCCTCCAAATCAGTAGTAAAATAGCGTATCGGGATATGCTTCCGTTTCGCACGGTCAATCTCCGCCTTCATGCCGGGACTGATATAACTGCCGAAAACCCACAACTCCGCACATTTACTCAGCAGTATGATATTCATGAACAGAGCGGTATCCCGTTCTTCCGAGATATCATCATTCATGAACTGCGTGAAATATATGTGCGGTGTTATGGGCAGGCAGTGCATATCGACAGCAAAGCGGCTGTATTTTCGTGCGTTCTCAGTGTTCTTCTCCGTATCTCCGGCATAGGGAGAGCAGATGTAGACGATAGGTCGGAAGGCTGCAGCTTTCGCCGCAGCCTTCTCTTCCTTCTCAATACGGGTAAATGCTTCATATTCGGTGGGGCTGTAATAGCCCTCGCCATTATATTTGTCTGCCATTCAGCCCTCCTTGATCTTTGCGGCATACCATTCCAGATAGCGTTTTCTCTCGTGGTAGTCCGGCACAGACACAAGCAGTCCGATATCGACCTTCTGCAGCGTTTCAAGCAGGTCGATCTGCTCCTGCGTCAGGTACGGGCGGATGCTGGTCTTCTTTTCGATGCCGTGCTGGATTCGGAACTGCTTTGCAGTCATACCGAGAACGATGCGGTTGAGCATATCGCACTCGTTGCTGAAGTGATAAGGCTTCGGATCGTCTTTCAGCAGGCGGATGTTTTCGGTCAGCAGCGGGAACTCCTGTCTTGCTGAGACTAGCGTTTTGATGAAGGCTTCCATTTCGTTGAAGCGATGGATATACAGTTCCTTGAACTGCGCAGCCCTTTTGCCGCGATAGCCCATAGCCAGAAAGACAAAGCCGTCACGAGTCATCACATAACACGGCTGCTTATGCCCCTGTTCGTTGATGTATGTCGACTCCTCAAAATTGAGGAGTCGGAAATTCTCCGAACAATCGAGATTTCTAATGTCACGAAGCACCAAATCGTGCCTCTTTTCAAAGAACTGCGCCACGAAACGGCTGTCAACTCTGACCGTGTCCTGCTTGTCAACGAACACACCGAAGTCATCCATAGGAATTAAAGTCTGCATAATAAAAACTCCTCTCGGAAAATTTGAGGTATCCCTCTACTACTTCATTGGAAACGAGACAGCCGTTTTGACGAAGGGTTCGTTAATTTTTCTGGTAGAAATCGCATTCGTACCCATCAGCCTTGAGAATAAGTCCTTTTGCCCACGACGGGACTCTGCTCATCTGCTCACATACAGCATCTACAGACATCCGCTTATCCGCCTCGATGATGATCTCGTCATGCACCGTTGCTACCATAAAACAGTGCGATAGCGTCTGCATACTGTAAAAAAGCAGGTCGCGAGCGATCGCCTGCGTTACATTCTCTGCGATCTTGCCAGAGAAGGTTTCAAGCCTGTCCCACTTCTTGGCGGTATTCAGCCCCATGTATGTGATACACTTTCCGCCGAACTTACTGCACCCGATCTTGGGTTGAGCATAAGCAAGCCTTCTGCCGGAGGGCAGCGTGATAAAAAGCATACCGCCTGCATACGAAAACAACAGGCCGTGTGTTTCCTGCACCGTTCCCTGAGATACAGCGGTGATCGCTGCCTTCTCCAGATCACGCCAGAGCCGGACGATATTCGGGTTTGCCGCCCGCCATGCATCCACCAGTGGTTTCAGTTCCTCTTCCTTCATGCCGGACTCCAATGCACCCATACTGATCAGCGCACCAACACCGCCACCGTAGCCGCAGGACAGCGTTGCCTGTTTGCCTTTTTGCCGAAGTTCCGAATTTTCACCGTGCTTTTCGACCTTACAGTGGAACATACGGCTTGCTGTAGCGCAATAGATGTCGCCGTTGTTCGCAAAGGTGTCCAGCACCCACTGTTCTCCGGCAAGCCATGCCAGAACACGGCATTCTATCGCCGAAAAGTCCGCTACAACAAACTTGAATCCCGGACGGGGAACAAAGGCGGTTCGGATAAGCTGAGACAGCAGATCAGGCACATTGCCATACAGCATCTCAGCATCCTCATAACTGCCGTATTTGACTGTATCCCGTGCGACCGCTAAGTCTGGGATATGGTTCTGCGGCAGGTTCTGGAGCTGCACGATCTTGGAGGACTGCCGCCCTGTGCGTGATGCACCATAGAAGCTGAACATACCACGGACTCTGCCGTCTGAGCATACTGCCGCCTGCATTGCCGTGTATTTCTTGACCGATGACTTGGATAACTGCTGCCGCAGTTCCAGCACCGTTTTGACCGGCTCTTCCGCTGTCTTCAGCAATGCGGCAACTTCCTTTTTGCCAAGGGAGTCGGGTGTATATCCCTGCTGTTCCAACCAGTCCAGAAGCTGATATACCGAATTCGGATTCTCCACTCCGGTCAGGCGGCTCATCTCCGCTGACAGCGTTGCTTTCGCCTGTGCATCAATGCGGAGCGCTGCATCGGCAAGGTCAGTGTCAACGGCAATGCCGCGATCGTTTATCTCCTGATCCAGATAGAACTCTTCCCAGACAGCAGCAGGAACAGGATAACGTGAGAGCCGTTCGTCAATGGCAAGTTCTGCGACCACATCCTGCCTGTTGTATGTCTTGAAAATCTCCCATTTTTCCGGTGCATCAGAAGGAGCGTGAAACTGCGGAACACCGTCAATAACGACGGCATATGGGACGCAGAAGTATTTGATGAGCGCCTTGCCTTCCGGCATTTTCTGCTGTTCGAGTTTCAGCGCAGCACCGGCATCCGCAAGCGTAGACGGCAGTGCAAGCGTTCTGCAATGTATCATGGTGCAGTGCCAGCCACGGGGGGACAGGTAGTCTCCGACTGTATCTTCGGGGATACTGTAGCTGCGGAAAATATGCGGATAATTATCACGGAGATACTTTGACAGACAGATACGTTCAAAGTTCACATTATGGGCGCGTTTGATGACAGTTTCATCGACAAGCGCACGGAGGATATCTTCGGGAACAGTATCACCGGCAGTGAAGTCATATTGCTGTACCTCTCCGCCGTCAACAGAAATGCTCATAAGCGTTATAGCAAAGTATGGAGAGTCGGCATAGGCATACACGCCGCACTTGGTAATATCACGGTCACTGCGAGTCTCAAGGTCAATTTCTATACAATTCATATCGTCACATCCTTATAGCAACAGAGCCCAGCCGTATGGTATTGGGCTGGGCTCCGGAGTCAATTAGCTGAGAAAATCGTCATCGATGTCTGCAAAGTCATCCTCTGCACGGCTGTGTCCGCCAAGGGGTTCGCCGTCCTTCACCTTCATCAAATTGTTCAGGCCGCAGGCGATGCCTTTTGCCGTTTTGGTCGCATATGCGTAGAAATTGATGCTTGCACGACCGTAAACACCGCTGTATACCTCGGAGGTGTCGATGATCGGCTGACGGTCTGCATCGACCACGCCGGGAGCAGTGATGGAGTTTGCGTTCACGAAGTAGCTGTTCGCATAAGCCGGATCATCGGGACGCTCGGTATCTCCGTCCCTGAGCGGAGTTTTCAAAGTGCTGAGCGGCGGAACGCTCTTGCTGGTACCCTTGAGCTTGCCTGTGCCTTCCTCGTATGCCGCCTGAATCGCTGCCTTGATCTTCTCGATGGTTGCGGTATCGCTCTTCGGGATGATCAGGCTGACCGAGTATTTCGGCTTTGCGCCTTCCTCGATAGCCTTCGGCTGCCACACATTTGCATAGCTCCAGCGGCACACGCCGGTGATCACCTTTGTCGGAATAATCTTCTTTTCCATAGTATCAGTCCTCCATAAAATCGTTTTTGGCTGTATTCCACTCCGCCCTGCGGTCGGAGATAGGAACGAGTGTCGGTTTGCCAGGTGGCTTGTGGATCAGGCCACCGAGCAGTTCTTCAAATTTTCGCTTGCCGAGCAGCTTGGTCATCGCAGTAAGCCCCAGAACCTTGTGTTCATAGGGATCAAAGCCTGCGGCGGTCACTGCATCCGCAACGGCAGCTTCATCGGTGTATTTGCGGACGGAACGCCCCTCGACCAGTTTCCACTGCGACCAGTGCTTTCCGGAGAGAGCCTGCTGCATCGCATAGTCCTTGATGTCGGATATCCACGAGGTGAGGTCATCTGCCTTTGCAAGGATAGCCTCGATCTCATCATCGGTCAGTTCCGGCGGCATTGCGAAATCATATCTCGCAAGCGCAAGGTTGTATTCAGCCCGTTTGCGGCAGGTCTGCTTGACCTTGCAAAAACGGCAGTGTTCACCGGCGCAGAATGCACCTTCACCTGCGAGGGCGAGTACAGCGGCAGGCTTCAAAACAGTATCACCCCACTGGAGCAGTTCTTCTACTGTCTTTGTACAGGTATCACAGTGGTTCAGGCGCGGCTGAAAGATTGTCATCTTCACTTCAGTAAATTCATACAGCGAAGCAAACGCATCTATCGCTCCGAGGCTATAGCACATAAGTTGCGTATTGTCCTGCGCACTGACTTCAAGCTGACCGTATTTCAGATCGCATATATGCAATGTCTGGTCGGAAATCAGCAGGAAGTCGGCAGTGCCGAAGCATCCTTCCGCCCAGCGTTCACAGGACACACGCTGCTCTACAAGGACGGTAGGATCGCGGCATGAAGCACGGGCGGCTTCGATCTGCTCAAGCACATAGTCACGATACTGGTCGGTCGCCTCAGCCATTTCAGCATCGGTGCATTCAGGAATAGAGATATCCTCGCCGAGTGCCTGCCTGATCTTTGCCTCGCCGATAGAATGCGCGAGGGTACCCGCGAGAGCATAACTGCTGTCTGAATCCGGTGCTTTGGCATTCAGCGCAGCAGAGGGCGGACACGAAATCCACATCTTACTCGCCGAAGGCGGCAGGTTGGAATGTACATCAGGCATTCAACTCACCAGCTTCCTCCAGCAGTGTCGGATACTCGGCGGGATCAACAGCACTGAGCTTGTCGCCGCCGTGTTTCTTCAGCAGTTCCTTGACCTGCACTGTCTTACCCGCACGGGACAGTTCCGAAAGAACAGCACGAACCTGCTCAATGGTTACGGTCGGCTTCGGTGCAGGCTGCGATTCAGCCACCGGAGCATCGTCCGTATCGCCTGTGGGCAACTCCTCAAAGGTATTGAGGTAGTTCTCAGTGGTCTGCTGTGTGAACTTCTGCAGCACGGCAGTGAGCGCATTCAGCGCATTTACCAGTTCCATCATCGAATCCATGTTTAAGGGCCTCCTTTGTCAAATTTTTTGCCAATCGTTTTGATACGATGCTGATCGCAAGCAGCGTATCCACAAGTTCCTGAGTCTTTGCATTCACGGTTTATCACCTCCCTCTACTTTCCAATGGAAAGCTGACGGTCGATTTGACGAAGGATTTTCAAAAAAATTCTTCAGTCAGCGTTGCAGTCACTTTTTTCATGCGGGAGAGAAGCGTAGTGCGCGGAATATCCAGTTCCTGCGCAATCTCTGTGTCCGACAGGCCGTTCTGACGCAGTTCAAAGGCACGAAAGATACCCGGCACAAGTTCGTCCATCCTTTTTATAAGTGTTTCGAGCAGAAGCTGATCGGCTGCGATCTCCGCTGTATCCGATGCTTCATCGACCATTCTTTCGAGCATGGTCTCCTCATCGCCTTCGTCATTCGTGGCCGGGCAGTCGAGGGAAAGCGTGTCCCCAGCGCGGCGGTACTTACAGGTGCAGCAGTCCATGTCGCAGTAGCGGTAGTTTGCCTTTGGGCAGGCACAGCGGCCATGATTCTGCTGTGTTCGGCGATAAGCATTGATGTCGCGGTAATAATCATCGTGAACTTCCTTTGACACCTCAATCACTTTGTTCATCTGTCTCAGATAGATTTGCATAAAAAATTCCTCCATTGACGTGAATGGAGGAATCGACCGGCTGCAAAATGGGCGCAAAAACCCTGACCGCGATCCAGATGGATTTCTCCATTCGGATTGCGGCCGCCAGCGCATAAGGCAGCCGTACATATTAAATTTCGACTGAAACTGTCTGTTGCGCCACCGCTGATCAGACGGCGCAGACAATCTCAGTAAGCAGTTTTATGTCATGCTTGGGACAATGCTATTGACTTTTCCTTACCTATGGTGTACAATCAAGGTAGGTATACTGGTGGAAGCACTGGCAAGCCGTTGTAACGGCAACAGAGATTGTATCCTGCAATCAAAGCTTGCCCTACTGCATAGCTGAGAACTGTCTCGAAACCGCCACGCATACCTAAACCACCTTGATTACGCGGGGTGCCTATGTTCGACATCAGGGCTACATCATAAGCGGCTCCATGAAGTTGATTCATAAGCAAACCCGTGGATGCGTAAGGATTTGCATATCCTGCTTGAATTTGCTGCCAGCTTTGTTGAATTGCTGTGTTTACGCACGATGCAAATTCTGCTGGATTGGTAGGCATTGATTGCCCACCCAATGAAATTGGTAGATCATACATCATATTGGTGTACCTCCTATTGTTTTTGCGGATTTAATTGCCGTCTGATTTCATTATAACTCTCAACGACCTGAAAAGCTAAGACAGAAAATTTAGGAGAATTTTCCCCGCGCTTTATTACTCACAGGAGGTGCTATTATGAGGCGAGAAAACGAGAATCTATCTGATTATTTACTTAGAATTCACGAAGAAGAATTAGGGTATGAATACCGTTCCGAAGAGGTACAAGCAAGAGTTCTTGTTAGAAAATATAAAGAATTCATCAAAGTTCTTAATCTACACGATGATATGACAGAAGAAGAAGAGAAACTGTTCCGGGAATTCGTTCGTACAAATGAAACACTAAAATCCTTTTATAAAAAAGGATCAGGGCACTCCGAAGCGGCAAAAAAATTACAAGGGCTGTATTATTTCGCTAATAGTTATTACGAAAATGAACTATATCCTCGCTATGTTAAGGAAGCAAATTGCCTTCGACCAAAAGAAGCACAGATTCATATGATGGATATGGCGCGCTTGCATTCTGTTCCGAAAGGGCTGGAACCGAATTCATTCCTTCAACATCTAGAAGAGCAATGGGATGCATTCATGAAAGATTATGTATATGTCGTTTCTTCTCCTGAAATTGAAGGACATTCTCTTTCTCAAGCTGTGGACGATGAAATCGAGTACTACAAGTACAAATACAACAACTATAATAAACCATCAGGAGAATTTGAAGGTGCGGAAATAGAGTACTACAATGGGCAAAATGACAATCCGTATAAGAACTTGTATATCTACTGTCTTTTCCAGTATGTAAGCTATTTCTTAGCAACAAAACTACCGGTCTTTTCAGTAGAAAAGTTTACAGGGATTGAGGCGTTGAAAGCATATAAAGATAAACATACACTGTCTTTAAGGGATGTTGCTGAAGCCTATTCGCTCATCGACAATACAACAGCAGATAAAGCATATGAACGTTTAAAAAAGCAATTTCAGAAATATGACTATTTTGAAGGGTACAAAAATGGAATCGGTGAATACCAATTTCACGATATTACGGAGCCATTAGCTTTTTCAGAAACGTACAGAAAAAAGGATACTATTCCGTCAGACTACACGGATTTCATGATTCGCTATGTGTATTGTAAACTCATTGCTTTTGCAATTGATGGTAAGATAGATAACATCTCTGCTCTGAAGAAGTATCATTCTTTCTTCGAGGAGTCCTATATGGAACTGATTAAGACGGTTTATATATCTGATGCAAAATTCAGCACATTTCTGGATATCCTTATCGGTACCGCAGGCAGAATCAGTCTTAGGTTATTGGCCCCTAAAGAAAAAGTGGATATGATGGTGTAATGAGCGTCATTTATCGTTCTCGACTGTTATCAAATCGTCACGTAATAACTCAAGTTCCATCGTCCCGAGTGTTTCTGGTGAGCCGCCGTGAAGCATTAATAGCGAATCACAGATATTTGTTTCCAAGTACGCACCTATGCTGCTGAGTAGAGTTTCCACTTGACTTTCAGCAATCATTCTTTCTGTAATTGTCATCGATTTGACCTCCTTGTGTCTTTGATTTCTGCTTCCAGTATACAGCAAGGTAATAAAAATGACCATCAAGTGTCACTTGATGGTCAAAAAGCACGCAAAAAGGGGCTATTCCACTAATTCCAATTATAGGAATCAGCGGAATAGCCCCTAAATATGTTATAGAGCATCAAGTGGCACTTGATGCTGAGAAGCACCAAATCACCATTTTCTGCGTTTTGCACAAATCACAATAGTGATAGTAGTACATTATTACTACGAATCCAGTTCACATAGAGTCACCTTTAGCTTTGCTTGATTGAGGTACATTTGCCAGCGTTCTATGGTTTCATCCGTATGCTCGTCCACAAGCCATTTGAAGAACCTGCCTTCCATTGTATTCGGAAAATCCATTCCGATTTTTTTCATCAGGTCATAGCAGTATTCTTTGTTAAGGTTCAGACCAATAAACAGCTTCAGCAATGTCTGGAAAGTAACGGACTTGTCCGTCTTATTGCGTAATTCGCTTATTGTCTGCGTACTGAGGTTTGAACGCTCACTTAGCATCTCCGCAGTAAGTCCTTTGCGAGTAATATGATAGTCGACAGTTTTATGGAATGAACCGGGCAGTTCATCGAAATCGCTTTCAAACTGTTGTGACAGCTTAACAATTTCTGCAATGGCAGCAGCCTCTTCCTCGGTCAATTGGTTCTTGGCGAGTTTAGCATCATACTCCGCTTCGAGCAAGGAATCGGCTGTGACCTCACGGCACAAGAAGCAGGCACGGTAAAACGAGTCATCATAATCCAGCTTGATACGCTTTTTACAGGCGAAAAGGAAACAGCATTCATCGACATGATCCAGTGCATACTGCGTCATTACCGGCTGCTCTTCATCATTAAACTGAATATACTTCGGAGCATTTATACAGAGCATATTGTTAACAAAAACAATCTTGTCCTCTGCGTACAGTGCATCCAGAACCGGATGTGTTATGATCATACGTAGTGCGCTGATAGAATCAACTACGAAGCTGCCGTTCTTGCCAATAATCTTAGAACCAAAGGAGAAGTGGGGGATGGACTTTCCTTCTATGTATACATATGTACCATGTGCTTGTTCAAAGCCCAACTCAATAGCACGGAGTTTGGCTGCAAGTCGGGAAACCTGAAAGAAATCAGCAGTATCCTGAATTGCCTGAGCCATTACTTCCGCATCTCTGGTACTTGCTGGCATACACTGACGCAAATCATGAAGTCGATCTTGAATGAACTTTTTAGTAGTAGATGCGGGCATCAGGATTTTCGGAGCAAGGGTGTTTGCCTGCCACTCGATCCACTCCAATGGGGTTGAGTTCGCCCTCTCCTTACCATAAGCCTCTACTATCTCGCAGGAAATAAAGCGATACTCCTGATTCAATAGGCGCATCAATTCAAAAAACATCTTGTGCCGCTTCCAGTGTACACATTCATGAATAATAGTGTTATTCATTGTTCCGATATTGTGCATGAAAAAGACATCGGGATTTACTAGCATAGTTCCCGGTGGAACAGTGATACCCTCAGTCTCAAAATAACTGTCGTCTTTATATACTGTGACTGTAGTTGTTACAAAATAGGTTTTACCGAAAATGTTATCATCAAGCGGTGCAGGATACAACTTCATTCCGAGGTCACTTACAATTTCTTGTACCGGCAGTGGCATAGCTGTGTCCAGTGCCCGTGCACAGTGGTCACGCAGGAAATCTTCTGCAACTTTATCGGCATCCTCGCTGTAGAGATAAGGAACAAGATAGTGGTCGAGGGCAGTTTCCTTATCAAATCTATCTTTACTGTACTCTTCTACACGAACGATTCTGACATTATGCAGTCCATTCTTCAGGATGCTCTCGCAGTATACAGACATCCAAACTGACTTAGTATCTGATTCATAATCATAGCGTGACTTTCCATAAACATTTACATCGGCATTTATGCTTAACCGGAAATGCAGAGCATCTCCGCCGGAGGTCTTAAAGGTCACACCCATAACATGATAATCATCCAACTCAAATCTGCTAACGTCTGGGATAAGGTGCATTGCCAGAAACGAAGTTCCTTTTTTCTGGCAGAGGAAGCCTTTGACTTTGTTGTAGATATCATCGTAATAGTTGTCGTACATATACTCTTCAAAAGTGCGGTAGATCTTCATCTTGGTGACTCCTTTCGATAGGGTATTCACATATACTATATATATTATACCACAATATGACGGATTTTGCAAGTGGCTTAGACTACTTAATTATACATTCCTAAAGAAAAATCGTGCGTTCGCAAGATTAATTTGCGATTTCTCTTGCATTTTGAATCGAGATATGATATAATAGTATTTACAATGCTATGTGAAAGTCCTACGGTAAAATGTCAATAGGCAAAAAGTAGAAAAACAAGGAAGAAATCCATACATTCTGCCTAAGAAGAGACAAAAAGGGTACTCCTACTAAAGCTTGCGCCGAAAAATTTTTTCGATGGGCTGGAGGTGCCGGATCAATACTCCTCCGGCGGGATATACAGGCGGTTAGTCTTCAGCAGTGTATAGACTAACCTGACTAACTTTCTGGCAGTGAGAGCGAATGCACGTTTGTGATTGTGCTTGTTAGCCTCCTTGTATTTGAGACTGTAGAAGCGCTTGAACTCCGGATCGCATCTTCTCAGAGCGTTTGCGGCTTCGCACAAATAATATTTCAGATGATGGTTACCGCCCTGGATCATACGCTTGTCCTCAGCTTCAAAGTCACTGGACTGGTGCTGAGTCCAGACAAGACCAGCGTATTTTGCAACGCTTGCCTGACTGGGAAAACGGTTAATATCACCGATCTCAGCAATGATTCCGGCAGCATAGACGTTGCCGATGCCCTTGATCGAGGTCAGTGTCTGCGGGATCATTTCAAGCATTTTTTCAATCGCCTTGTCGTATTCCTTGATCTGCTTCTGGAGCAGACGTATGGTGTTCATAGAGATGACAATCATCTGCTTGGCGGCATCCGCAATGACCTGCGGCGGACGGTAAGAATTCTTCGCAGCACGCTGAACAGCTTCCGCGATCTCTTCTGGATTCTCAAAGTGATTTTTTCCGTGCTTACGAATAAAATCCGCTAGCTCATCGGTATTCATGTACGCCAGCTCATCGAGCGAAGAGAACTCCTCAATCAGAGCCATTGACGTTGCACCGAATTTATCGGAGAAGATTTTCTCCTGTGTCAATCCGGAAAAGCTAATGAAAACGGTGTTCAGAAGACGCTGCTTTTCCCGTGTCAGTTCCTGTACGAGCTGGTGACGCGCTCTTGTATACATTTTGAGCGCCTGATACTTGTAATCGTCCATGTAGACCTCCTTATTGATTCTGCCGAAGCGAAGGTGGTCAGCAATGACGAAGGAATCGACATAATCGTTTTTTGGAAGATCGGAATAGGCATCCCGGAACTTTTTGACCTGCTTGGGATTGAGCATATGCAGGCTTCTTTCAAATCGTCCAAGACTGCCACTTTCACGAAGAAAACGCATGAGATTATCACCGTAAACGGAAGTCGCTTCCATGCCGATCACAACCTTTGGAATATCCTGCAAGAGAAGCACAGAGGTAACTCTGTCAACAATTATTTTTGCACCATTCCTGTTATTCGGTACAGAAAACGAACTATGTTTACTGCCGTCAGAATACATGAGATAGCAGACGTTATTCTTGCTGCTGACATCAATGCCAACATAAAGTTTGTCTTGATTCATATTTTCCACCTCCCTTCATCGGGATTTGCGATCAACAGGCATTCAGCTACCCATGATACTGTGGCATCATCAACCTCGCTTATCAGAATCCACTCCGGGTGGCTCCGATGCGATGATCCGTACTGCCTGTAAAAACGGATGGAACACATCCCGGATAAACAAGCCTACGTGTAAGCAGCTAACTCACAGCTCTGGGGAACAGACTCTCTACGGAAGCAGCCATGCGGCTCGACTGAGGTGAAACAGAACTTGTTCCTGCTGATCACAGCTATTTTATCATGGGTATGTGAATGCCTGTTGATTGTTTGATTAAACCCGGCGGAACTCCGCCGCAGCATTGAAATCTCCATTCGCTACGCTGATTCCGATTTCAATGCTGCCCTTCTCAACCAAGCGTAGCAGAGGTTCATTGGGGTGCTCTTGAAACTACCCTAAAATCTATTCGAGGTGATTATATGTCCATAAGCTATAAAAAGCTTTGGAAGCTATTGATTGATAGAGAAATGAAAAAGAAAGACCTACAAATAGCGGCCGGAATCAGTTCCGCCTCAATTACCAAAATGGGCAAGAATCAAAATGTTAGTACAGAAACCTTACAAAAAGTATGTACAGCACTTAATTGCAATATAGCAGATATCATTGAAATGACTCCAGAGAACAATGAGTCATAAATAATAATTTACTCTTACTTTGGAGGTATTACAATGGCAGCGAAAAAGCCTATCTTAGTTTCTCTTTTCTCAGGCTGCGGGGGGCTTGACCTCGGATTTGAGTGTGCTGGATTCAAGCGCGTTTGGGCAAACGATTTTGACAGCGATGCACAGGCCATATTCTCGAAGAATCTGGGACCTATTGATGGTCGCGACATTAGAACAGTCCCCTCAAGTGAAATCCCGGCTTGTGAGGTATTAACAGCAGGATTCCCATGCCAGCCATTCTCAAATGCAGGAAACCGGAAAGGCGTTAATGATTCTCGTGGTATGCTCTATCAGGAGTGCCTTAGAATTATTGCTGACAAAATGCCGAAAGTTATTTTATTTGAGAATGTACGTGGATTACTATCTACTAAATATATCGATGGTCGCAAATTGATAGATGTTATTAAAAGCGATTTGGAGTCTATGAATGATGTTGGCTACAATGTCACATACGAACTTGTAAATGCCAGCGATTATGGCGTTCCCCAAAATCGCTATCGTTTAATTCTTGTCGGTATCCGTAAGGATCTCGGCATTACATTTGAATTCCCAGAGAAGGTTCAGGATAAAAGCAACTTAACTCTTCGACATATTCTTGATATTCCAGAAGATGCCCCTAATCAGGTTGACTGGGAATTATCTCCTCAAGCTATGGCAATGGTCGAGCAGATTCCAGAAGGCGGATCGTGGAAGAACATCCCATACGAGAATCTTGCACCAAGATTTCAAAGAATCCGTGACGATATGCAGCGTTACCATGCACCGAATTTTTATCGTCGTTTTTCAAGAGATGAAATTAATGGTACTATAACCGCTGCTGCACAACCCGAAAACTGCGGAATTATTCACCCTGTTCATAATCGCCGGTACACTATCCGAGAGATTGCGCGTATTCAGTCATTCCCCGATGACTTTGTTTTCATTGATGACACACTCAAAAACATTGTTGCAATGTATAAGGTGATTGGAAATGCAGTTCCGGTAAAACTGGGGGAAGCTATGGCCACCGCTATTATGCAACAAGTATTCCGAAAGAAAAAGGTGAAATAACAATGGGAAAGATTTATGTATCAGCCAGCACCTTAGATGAGGCTATAAACTACTTTACTCATACAGAATACTCTTCGCCAGAACAGTTAGGCTTGTTTTTCTTGTTTAAGGGCATGAAGTTTAATAGCAAGGAATACCACACCTTTTACAAAGAGGGCGAAGCAAGAAAAAAAAACACATTGCTCATGTATTTCCTGTGTGGACTATTTGATTCAAGGACAGAAAACGGCGGAAAGCGATGCGGCTTATTTCCGTTTTCTTTTAGCACCAGAATTAAAGCTGGAAACTATTATAATGGCGGATCAGAGTTCAGAAAACTTCTTGGAAGAGTAAAGGATACTATGGATAATGCTCTTATTGATGAGAGTAATTATTTGCGGAAAGATGAGCTGGATACAACAAAGTATAAATTCAGACCTGATTATATTCCTTTCCTTTATGACAATTGTTTGCATGAAAATAAGATTCCTTTAAAGTATTTTGCTGCTTGGTATTTCCGCTTTTTCCCATTTGAGGTTGATGACTCTTGGATTTCTGAACCATCTGACGAACGTTATGAGGATTTTACTCGAATCTGTACGAAGGAACTTATAAGAGCATTGAATCTTACTGCCAAAGAGTTATCAAATCTATTTGACACCGAAACTGGTCTCATTACATATCAAGACACCCAGATCACCGGTGATGAACTAAGGAGCAGGCTGACATTTGACGGTGATGCTACTTCCCCTGAAATATCCGCACTTACTGTGCCCATTGACTACATGGACACAACCTTTGAGTTTTCTGCCGAGCAGGTGAATGAACTTATCACACCACACGGCAACAATATTACAGCCGAAAAATTGCTTTCGCTTCTTCTGGGTACAAAGCAAGTTGTATTAACGGGGCCTCCCGGAACAGGAAAATCCTATATTTCTGGTATTATCAAAAGGAGCTTTGATACTACATATCTTGTTCAATTCCACCCGAATCTCACTTATGAACAATTCATAGGCGGAAACAAATTTGCTGAGGATGGCAGTGTAATTCCACAGGCCGGAGTATTTCTTGAATTTTGCGAGACGGCTCGTAATGATACTCAGCATAAATACCTCTTCCTGATTGATGAGATTAACCGTGCTAATGTCTCGAAGGTTTTTGGTGAAATAATCCTTACACTTGACAGAGAGTATACTGCCCAACTCCCTGCAGAACTGAAAACCAAAGAGGGTACGCTTATTTCAGAATTTTCGATTCCTGAAAATGTGTACATTCTTGCTACTATGAACTCAGCAGATAGAAGTATCGCACTTGTCGACTACGCCATCAGACGCCGATTTGCATTTGTGAATTTTTACCCCAACAGCGAGATTATTGACTATATGTCGGACTATTCAAACCTTCCAGCCATCAAGGTTAGCAAATTGATGAATGGAATCAATAGTAAGTTGCTGTCTGTGCTTGGAGATGCCGATCTTCTGCTTGGTCAATCATATTTTATGCCAAAATGGGCTATTGATCCTAACACGCATAAAATACTGTGGAGTGAAGAGGTGCTTCTCTCCCTCTTTAATTACTATATCTTGCCTATTATAGAGGAATATACATATGGAAACAAGCGATATCTCACTAATATTCTTGGAGATAAGCTTCCAACACGCATTGACGATTCTTCTGAATTCATGCGTGAAATAAGGTATCAGTTTGGAAATTGAGGTGAAGCAATTTGATTACCTCAAAACTTGTTGAACAGGGAGCTTTGCTTCGCTTGAATAAAGAAGAGGTGCCCATTATTCAGAAGCTCCTTTCAAATAAAGGAATGTCATGGGACAGCTTAGATGCATCGCAAATGGTCATGAAGCTTCCTCAACAGTATATAGGATACATAGGCTTACCCAGTCGACGAATCATCATCAAGCCAAAACATAGTGGTGTCACGATCAGTCATATTTTGCGCATATATTATTTCCTGTATTCGGCAGAGTATACTGATCTTGATACACCCATGTATGATGTTGAAGGCGGAAATGATGTAAATCTCTCTGCCATGTTCATCAAAGAATTGCTGGAGATTGTTCATCGCGGTTTGCCAGTAAGCTATACATTACGAGAAGATTCACTGAATTATGTTCGTGGGAATATGCTCGTGACACAGACAAAAATGAACATACTAATGCATAAATCAGACTCTTTTGTTTGCGAATTTGATGATCTTACAAGAGATATTCCAATTAACCGAGTGCTATTAGCAGCAGCAAAAAAGCTTGAAACGCATACCAAAAGCCCGGAACTTGCGTATACTATTCGGCAATTTGGAAATGTGGATTACAAGAAATACCCGGCAGAAGTATCAACAAATAAGAACACGGCGTATTGTAAAAAAGCAATTTCCTTAGCTTATATGATTTTGAACGATTTAACTATATCAACTGTTGGGGAAAAGGCCGCTGGAGAAAGTCTACTTATCAACTTTGATAGGGTTTACGAAGATTTTATCAAAAAGGTTCTTATGGTTTATTCTTCGCTGGGAAAGTTTAGCTATTGGACTGCCGGAAAAAGTTATGCATACTGTTCAAATGATGATGGACATATTGAGCGAGATTACTTGCCCGATTTATTATTTGATTACTACGAGGAATACGGAAAACCACACGCAAGAGCTATACTTGATATGAAGAATAAGACATCCTCGCCTTTTCATAATCCAGATGTTTATCAAATGTCTTTTTATTCCCAGATGCTAAGCTGCAAAAAAGTGATTCTGTGTTATCCTGCAGGGTATGATAAACCTTCATGTGCCTTGCGCTTTGTAGATGAAAATTTCCACCTTCAAAAAATATATGCTGCTTACATGAATATAGCTGGTAACACTGCTGCAGAGTTCAAAAACAACATCAATTCTTTTGTATTGAAGATAGAGTGCCTATTGTGAATCAACATAACAAAAGCCGCTGAGTGGTACATTCTACTCGGCGGCTTTCTACATTTTAACGAACGCCCTATAATTCAACGAACAGCCTCAGTTCGTTGAATTATGCATCCAACAGCATTCAGCATCTCCGGCGACAGGGCAAAAAAATAAGACCTCGTCGGTCTGCCGTTTGCAAAAATCCCTGAAATCAAGCCTTTTTGCGGTATTCTTTGTATCAATCCCGTAACTGCTTTATCTGTTGCCGTTCTAAAAATGATACAATGTAACGAATAACCTTTTAACGATGCACCCACCAGTGCCTTAGTGTGTGCATTATTTAACGATACCGTGTTCATTTGCACACGGTGATAACGATTGGGTGCATAAGTTGCCGCTACACTCATGGATACAGCCTCCTCTCGGTATTATCTCATGATGAGTTCCAGCAAATCATCAATATCCCAAAGTGTCATTAGTGTTTTTTGTTCTTCTGCAAATTTCCGTGCATCTCTTGTAAATTTAGAAGATGTCACAACTACTGATTGATTGGCTTGTGTAGCCATCTGTACTCCATATACGCTTCTAACTACACTAACATCAACTTTATGTTTTTCACCCCAATGTTTACACTCAACAATCAAAGTATAAGGTATAGGGCTTGACTTTGTTGCAACAATATCTCTACCTCCATCTCGTGTTGCTTGCGTTATTTTTACGCTAAATCCAAGCTTTTCAAATATATCAGCTACAAAAAATTCAAACTCTCTTGGTGACATTTTTTTGATTTTCTCTCTATGATATTCTAACAAAGCCTCTGCTTTCTCATATTCATCATAGGCTTCATCACAATAATATTCATCAAATTGATAATCCATTTCAGCTACTGGTTCATCCACAAAATCTCCACCATTACAATCACAATCCGAAAAATTAAATGCACCAGCAGGATATTCATATCCTCTAATATTAAAATCTATCCAAGAATGACATCCTTCACAGCATATTTCACCACGAAAATCATATTCTATTTCTTCACCCATAGATCGTTCATATACTGAAGTGTCATAATCCAAATTATCAGCCTCGACCAATGTTACATAGCCACAATTTTTACACTTGACATAAAAGTCTCCTGATACCTTCATCATAATATCTCACCCCCATTAATCATTTTTTCGAGGGCATATTCTTGGTAGTTCCTCCAAGAAATGCTGTCCGATTTTCTCTGCATCAAAGTGATATGCTTCACAAATTAACCGCAATCCGTCCGGTGTTAGCAGGCGCCCGTTATTTCTATCACGACATAGCTGTTCATAATCCTCTAATTGCTTTTTCGTTATTGTAGGCATCTGATGCCACCTCCTTAATATCACTGTTTTTCAACTGTTATTCTTTTTGCCAGCAAATCTACTAATGTGATTTTATACCCTGCGTCCAGTATAGTATTCGGCAAGGTATGTGTAGGAGAAGGATGCCAGTAAGCCGAATAATTGTAAGCTGATTTGCAAAGTTTCGTACCGATAATCTCCTCTATCTCAGAAAAAGACAATGTAGCTACGTCCTGATTGGTTTCCTGAAGATATTTCTTAAGTGCATCGAACTTGTTGTCATGAGACGGTTCCTCATCAAGTTCTCCGGCAATTACAAGGGCATTACACAACTCATCGTATTTATCGATCATCCACGAAAACAACTCTTGCTGTTTTGCAGGATTGAAGATTTCGCATTCTCTCTTATATACGATGCGTTTTGCCACGCTGTTTCGTTTACTGGAATACCAATCCAGTTTGTCTCCAAACGAAGTCTCTATCATATCTTTCTTGCTCTCAAGCCTGGAAAATGCCTCTCCATTATAAGCATAAATGAGCAAAGACAGATACTTACCTCTGGTTAAAGTAAACGAGAGGTGAAAATCAGCATTAATGACAGGAATGTCATACCAATTCTGTGCATATGGCTTTCTGCTTGCCATGTCTTCTGCACGACCTTCCTGCTCACAGTATTTCACAAATTTTGTCCAAAACATCAGCTGCTGATTGCCGAGTTCCTGGTTAGTATCTGCCGGGCTGTTTTGAGTTTTGGACATAGCTGACGCATCCTCTGTTTCTTCAACAATCGGAGCAGGAACCTCTCTACCATCAACTGCAAAGGTTACATATATCAATTTATCTAACTGGTCACTGGTATAACTGAATTGCCAGCGACTTTCCATAAACTTCAATAGTGATTTGCTTCGTTGATAGATTCTGTCCGCCGACCAATCCGTTTCTTTCGACACCTCTATTTCAGAATGCGAGCCGTTTTGATAGCCCCTTCTTCCGGAAGATTGGGAAGTCTTTTTATCTTCAAAACTATCATTTTGCAATGAAGAATTAATACTCTGTGACAACGGTAGTAAATTTCCCAAAGCACACGAAAGGAGTTCTATCTCTTCATCATCAAATTGTCTGAACTGATTTCTCCAATAGTACTTTGTGGGGGTCTGCGGCAGAATATGTTCAATGGACACTTTGTCTTTTTCTGTTTTTGTGAACATTTTCCAGCTAACTTTATCGAGGTTATTTCTCTGTGCAAGGTGAAGCTCATATTCATACAGAAAATATTTAATGGATTTCCAATCGTAGAAACCACCCATATTATCGAAGTGTTTTTCGATTTTTGTTATAAAATTCGGAATCGCATATTCAATATTTGCATTTGTAGTTTCCGTAATATCATCAACCAGATCACTTATGTCCATCTGTTTTAGGTAAATGCTTCTGGCGGCACGATAATATTCACTGCTTCTAAATGTAGCATTAAAATATCCCAGTCTGAAACAGATAAAGATAAAACGCTCCATTGCTTTAAATGCATCAATTCGCTGTTCAGCTGACAAATCTCTGCGGCTGATGATTACCATAACTAAAGGTCTGAAATATCCAATTCCGATACGATTCAATCTGTCTACCCAAAGTTTTTCCTCTTTGGATAAATTGTCACTCTGCATAGGAAAAAATGTAGCATACCAATATTTTGCTGTATCTTTTAGGCTGTTGACATACGCAGATATTTCGGACGGTTCAAGTTTTGATACTTCAAGTACTTCCGGCTCTGCTGATTCTTCAACCATATCCTCTGTATCATAATCTACAGTTTCCACATCTTCATCTAAGGTTTCTCCTATTATTACAGTTTTCTTTTCAAATATGTTTTTTGCAGAAAACTTGTTTAACAGGAAATGAATATAATCATCACCTTTTTTACGGGAATAAGTAAAATAGCTAATCCAATGTGCTCTTAAAAACTCATCATCCGACAACGGTGTTTTTTCATTTCGCCCCAGTTGATAATATACCTCTTTCCACGCATCGTTTATCTGACCTCTAAGGTTGCTTTTATCCAGCTCATCAAACTTATCATTCGAATACAATGTTGTCAGATAAATCAGTCGATTCTTCAGTAACTCCAAATTCGTGAGTTTCTTGCCACGGTTGTTCATAGTTTCAAATGCTACAAACACATCATAATCATCTGCTATTTCATGAATATTGAACATTAACCGCAGTGTCAATTTCAAGTACAGATTATTCAATCCTTCTGTACCCTCTGCTTTGTATAAAGCCGCTAAATTTTCAGAGAAAAAGGATTTTGCAAACTTTAGATTCTTTGTATAATATGTTTCATTTACAGTTCTGGAAAACGGCTCATTGAAAATCCGATATCTAAGGTAATCTGCGCTTGGATTATCCACTTCATAACCGAACAGATAAGTAGTAATCTGGTTATTCGGAGGTCGGTGTTGGCAGATGTATTTTGCGACCACATCTTTCAGAGTATCATACCCAAGGACTATCTCATCTTCAGATTTGCCGGAATTGCAATCAAGTGAACGTACAAACTCAACAATCTCATTCAGCAGAATGATAAATGTTGTCAATCTCTGCTGTCCGTCTACGATATGGCAGGGTTTAAATCCTTTGTCCACCATCCATAAGTCACTGCCCCAGCTTTTTGTTTCTGTACTCTTAAGCACTTTTAATGAAAGAAGTCCAGTATAGTGATATCTGCCTTCCTGCAGATTCGTTAAATCATCCCAAAAGTCCACCAATTGTGACTGCTGCCAGGCATATCCTCTCTGATAATCCGGTATTCTAAATAATCTGTTCTGAAACAACAGGGATAAAGGTTGTAATTCGTTAGCCATTCAGACAGTCCTCCTTATCAGTTTTTCTTTTCACATAAGTCAGTTCAATATCATATCCCAGTGCTTCCAACATCTGCACATAAGTCTTATTGACCACACCGTCCTGCTTCTTTATGATACGATTCACATACTGACCTGTTGTTCCGATTGCTTCTGCTAATTGTGCCTGCGTTTTGCCTGCTTCGATGCATTTTACTTTGACATCTACCTCAATATTGTTTTTTACCATTCCCATTACCTCGCTTGCACATTTTAATGTTTATAAATAACACTATTAAGATAAATTATAGCACATCTTTTCTCGATTTACAATCCGTCCGGAACATTGTTTACAAAATATCCGAAAAAAGAAAAACACCCTGCATCACTGCAAGGTGTCTCTGTGTATCTCTATCCTGTTTTATACCTGTATTTCCGACCCGTCCTTGAATGTGACGGTCATTTTCTTATCCTTATCCACCGTGATGTACTCGACCATACTGCCCCACATCCCGGCATCAAATTCCGTGATAGGTGCTCCATGCTTTTCAAGAATATCAATGAAGATGCCCAGTTTTTCATAATGAGCCTGTTTTTCCTCTATGGCTTCCATAATGGCATCATACCTTGATTTAACCTTTTCGTATCGTTCCACCAAACCATCATAGCGTTTCTGATAATCCTCCTGGTTCTGTGCGGTTCTCGCATTCTCCGCCACACAGCTTTGGGTCAGTTCCACAACAATTTCCATCTCGCTGCGAAGTTTGTCCTGTTCCTGCTCCAAAGTAGTGACATTGCAGACCGTCTGCCGTATCAGCTGAATGTTTTCTATGATTTCGTCTCTCTCGGTAATGAGGATATTCATTGCCTTGATAAAAGCAGCGATGATTTCTTCTTCCGTAACATGAGGAGTTTCGCATTTTCTATTCCCATCGAATTTATGGTTGCAGCGATAAATGACCCTGCGGTACTTGTCATTGGAATGCCAGACCTTGGATCCGTACCAACTGCCGCACTCGGCACATTTTATCTTGTTTGAGAAGATGCTGACTCCGCTGTACCTTGCTTCGTTTTTCTTGGAGCGTTTGGCAAGTTCCACCTGCACCAAATCATAAACGCTTGGCTCGATAATGGCTTCGTGGTTGCCCTCCACATAATACTGAGGAACTTCGCCCTCGTTTTTCTTGGTCTTTTTCTGCAGGTAATCCACCGTGAATTCCTTTTGGAGCAAGGCATCACCCTTGTACTTCTCATTGGAAAGCATCCTGCGGACGGTTGCTCCGTTCCACTTGTCCTTGCCGCCAGGGGATTTTATGCCCATTTCAGTCAGTTCCACTGCTATGCTGTGTGGTGTCATGCCCTCAAGGAATCTTCTGAATATCAGCTTCACTATTTTCGCCTGTTCTTGGTTGACCACGATGTTCCCATCAGGTCCCTTCTCAAGGCCAAGCACACGGGAGTAGGCGAAGCTGACTTTTCCGTCAGCAAAACGCTTTCTGTGTCCCCATGTGACGTTCTCGGAAATGGATCGGCTTTCTTCCTGCGCCAGTGAACTCATAATGGTGAGGAGCAGTTCGCCCTTACTGTCAAAAGTCCAAATGTTCTCCTTTTCAAAATAGCACTCCACGTTATGTTCCTTCAGCTTTCGGATGGTAGTAAGGGAATCCACTGTGTTTCGTGCAAATCGGCTAACCGACTTTGTTATGATAAGGTCGATTTTACCTGCCAGGGCATCCGCCACCATACGTTTGAAGCCATCTCGTTTTTTGGTGTTGGTTGCAGAGATACCTTCGTCCGTGTATATCCCAGCAAACTCCCAGTCCTCTCTGCCTTTGATATAATTCGTGTAATAATCTACCTGTGCAGCATAGCTTGTGACCTGATCTTCATGGTCAGTGCTGACACGGGCATAACCTGCCACCCTGCGTTTCTTCCTGCTGTTGACCGGAGTGGCTGTGAATTTATTAATGGTTGCAGGAATAGCCGTTACTTTTCTTTGCGCCAATTTTCGCCACGCTCCTTTCTCATCTGCTTCATGCGTTCACTCATCTCGACTTTTCGCTCCGGAGTCCATTTTTCCTTCATAAGGCTTCGCATATGTGCTTTCTGTTCCTCTGTCCTTGGCAGTCGCTTTGGAGCAGGCGGTGTATAAATCACTGCCGTTACCGTGCCGTCCTTTTTGTGAATTTCCAAGTCCTTATCCGTCAGCACCGAAATATACTCCACGGTCTTTCGGAATAAGGCATCGTCAAACTCTGCCATTCCAAGAGTATCGGCAATGAGAGGTATCAGTGCATCCTCACGCAAGCCTGCCGTTTGACAGCCATTGCTGTGTTCGGAGCATCGCCAGTAATTGACCTTTCCGTTTTCCGCTGTGGCTGACGGCTGTGTGGCTCTGCGGAAATTGCATTCACAGTTTTTGCACTTGATTTTTCCAGTAAAACATGAGGAGCCTTTGCAGTTCGTACCGTTCTTTCTTCTCTTGGCAGAAGTCTTAGCACGGTACTCTGCCGTCCAACAGTCCTTGTGACCAGTGTTGGGGCAGTCCTTTGTGATAACCCTTCCGTCTGTCATATGAAACTCCAGTACATAGCGTTTCGGAACATCGATATGGTCAACCTCTCGGAGGAAAATCTCCTCATCAAATTCTTCTAACCCAAGCACCTCAGTGCAGGCTTTGACCATATTTTTATGGTTAATACTCCCACCAACCCCACAGCGGCCACCCTTTTTCTTTCTCGAACCACAGCACCAGAACTCAAGGCAGTTGCCACGGTCGGTTCGCTTGTTGTGCATATAGCTGACACCGCAGTGAGGACATTTAATTTTTCCCGTAAAACAGCAAGTGTTCAGACTCTTATTCGCCAAAGCACCCAGTTCCTTTCGCCTTGCAATCTCATCCTGCACATACCGAAATGTTTCCATATCGATGATTGGCTCGTGGGTATTCTCCACGAAATACTGTGGCATTTCGCCACGGTTCTTTTTGCGGCGTTTTGTAATAGGGTCCTCGATGAACTCCTTCTGCAGGAGTAGATTGCCTGTGTAGGTAATGTTGGTAAGTACCACCTTGATGTTTGAATCCACCCATCGGCAGCCGTTTGCCGTGGTAATGCCCTCGGCGGCAAATTCCTTCTCGGTTTCGAGCCTGGACTTGCCATCAAGGAAATTCTGATAGATGCGTTTTACAATCTCCACTTCCTCCGGCACAGGCACCAGTTTATCATCCTCCCAGCGGTATCCGAAAATCTTAAACTTGCCATTTGGGATACCCTTTTCAAAGCGTTTCTTCGTTGCCCACCGGATATTCTCACTGATGGAACGACTCTCTTCCTGGGCAAAGGATGCCAGAATGGAAAGCATCAATTCTCCGTCACCACTCATGGAATTGATATTTTCCTTTTCAAACCGAACCTCGATGTCCTTTGCCTTCAGATGCCTTACGGTTTCCAACAGGTCAACCGTGTTCCTTGCAAATCGGCTGATGGACTTGGTAAGAATGATGTCTATTTTTCCTTCCTCGCAGTCAACCAGCATTCGCTTGAATTCATCACGCTTGACCGTGTTTGTGCCTGAGATAAAATCATCGGCATAAACACCTGCGTACTCCCAATCGGGATTCTTCTGAATCAGCTTGCTGTAGTAGCTGATCTGTGCGGAAAGGGAATGCATCATTCTTTCCGACTGCATGGATACTCTGGCATAAGCCGCCACTTTTTTGAGCTGCTTTATGGCAGGCACAGTCGGTTCAATTTTGCTTATTTTCGGCATATAATCACTTCCTTCCGCTACTATACATCACTCTTTTCGCCCCGGAAGTCAACGATATGTCGGCAAATAATGTACCCAAAGTCGGGTGGTATTTTTCACGGAAAATTGTATCAATTTGCCCATACTCCTTATCTGAAATAATGCCCTCAAAGAGCATCTTTCTTGCCATAAGCATGGTGGTCTGATACAGTTTTTCATTTCTGAATTCCTGCTTATCCATCAATACCACCTCCGAACCGATGCTCCACATAACACTCGTGGCAGCAATACTTTCTGTGGCTGTTGCCATATACTTCAAACTCCTTACCGCAGTTCGGACATTTATATATATAGATGGCTTTTCGCTGTACCTGATCAAGATGTGCATTCCACCATTTATTCCTACAGGCATCACTGCAAAATCGCTTTTTCTTTCTACCTTCCATCTGCACCATTTCTTTTCCGCAGCACTCGCAGACAGAACCGTCTGCAACAGGCACATCGGATTTCTCAATGCCAGTGAGGTTATTCCTCCGGCAGAACGATTTAATGGTATTCTGTGAAATGCCTGTCTGCTGTGCTATCTTCATATATCCCACACCCTGTTTTCGGAGTGCGCAGATTTGCGCTTTCTGATTTTCTGTCACTACTGACACCTCCCATCGTTATGAGGTCATCGCCTCTAACAGTGAAAGGACAGAAACACATCATTCAAGAACCACGAATTTCGACAAGGGCAAAAAAATAATGCCCGCCAAGGATAAAATCCAAGACGGGCATCAAGTCAGTACACAAGTATCACAAGAATTACTATATAATTATTTTTCTATTTTATAGAGGGAAACACGCACACGTATACGCACATACGCGCGTATAGGAATTTTCCGAGCCTGTTGTGTCACTTGTGTCTTGTGTTCCCATGATATGCTTAAACCTTTGTGCAAAAATCAAGTGAAATCCAACCTGCTCCGCTTTTCAATCTTCCCCAGCCCTTATCAGAGCCAGTGCCGGACTGCACTTCGATAATCGTATACACACCGACAGGGATATATTTGGTTCTGGCATAGTTTGTGCCGGGACCTTTTCTGATGTTAAGGTCAGAAATTGCAACCTTAATCTTGAACGGCACGGCGGATGCTGTTGTTTTCGATGTGTAGATGTTTACACCATTTGCATCAAACACGGAATATCCCGTCTTGCAGGCTTTTTTTGCATTTTCCAATGAGGAATATGCCCCAATCTGCGACTTTGCATCTGCCCACGATTTGCGAATGCGATAGATGTTTTTGACGGTCGGTTTTGCATCGGTCAAATACTTTTGTACTTTTGCCTTGAATGCGGACCAGTGCGGCAAAATATACAGCGGACAGGTCTTGTACGGATTTTTTGCGGTATTGAGATAATCCACAGTACCCGATTTTCCGTCCCTGACATTGAGCCAGTGGGTGTGGGTAAAGAGGTGGTTAATATCAAGATTGTATTTTTTCAGCAAAGCTGCCGCCAATCTTGCACAATTGTCCTCAGACTTCTTATCTGTCACATTATACGCAGATGACATAATGCACTCGATCGCAATTGTTCTACGATTGCCATTGCCACTACCATCAGCGGCGTGCCAGCCGCTCAGACTGTGGGGCAGATTCTGCCATGCACAGGTATTATCAACGTAATAATGCACCCTGACATCTTTCATATTGCCATTAACAGTTGCTCTTGTATACTGCTCCGCAGGTGTCGTTCCGCTTGCCACAGAAATCCAGTCGGTATTGTGAACTGTTACACCGATGATCTTACCCTCCATAGAAGCGGAGGGCATTGCGATATGATTTGGATTGTGCTTTGTGAGTAAGTATTCATTTACGGTTACACCGTTCATTGTTGTGGTTGTATCAGGTTTCAGAATTGCCATTCTTATCATCCTCACTTTCTTTCAGTTGTTCCTCAGCTCTGCCTACCTTTGTTTGCAGAACGTCAATTGCTTTCTTGATTACCGGCGGATACGGAATTCCCATGAGTGTGGTATTCTCCACAATGGAGAGCAGCTCATTCAGACAGAAGCTGATGCACACGGTATCACGGATGTAATTTGTGCCAATGAGAATATCGATTCTCACGCCGACCACCACCATAAGAAGAATACAAAACTTCTTTGCAAGACCAACCCAGCCTGCCGTGCTGTTGAGTGTGCCGCTTTCGCTGTGTTTGGATTTGCCCATTGCCGCAGTTACAATGCCTGTCACAAAATCAATGCCCATAAAAACTACAAGTGTTGCCAATGCGGAATCCCAGCCGCCGAGCAGTGTGGTAATCACTCCTCCCACCACGCCTGCAATCATACAGATTGTTTCTTTCATAAACATCACCCTTTCATAAATTTGATAGATTTCACCATCGGATGGGAATTATCCGATGTGCCTTGGAAGGCAAGGTAATATTCTCCATCCGACACATTTTCCAGTGACTGCATCACTGAAATGGACGTATCGGAATAAAGCCATTGAAATGACAGTGAAACAGCATTGCCGTTTTGGATTTCTTCGTAGATGTGCCTTGCAAGCTCAGAGCCTGTCTTATCGGTTTTTCTCACCAGATAAAACTCGGCATTTTCCAACGCACCAACCACATAATTCAAAATCAAGTGCATGGCAGAAGTGATGAAAACAGGTGTCAGACACATCACAAATACCGTTCCTGCCCAACCAAAATCTGTTTGATTGACATGCAGTGCATAATCATTTTCGGCACAGCAGAAATGCGGATAACTCTCCGAAAAACCGGATAGAGAACGATAGCCGTCATTGTAATAGGTGTAAATATTTTCGCCGTATTTCTCAAGGGCATCTGTACCGGATTCAAATAAAACGGTATCGCTGACAGAACTTGTCTGTTTGATGAGATTTTCCAGATATACGGCATTTTCCGTTATCTTTTGCAGTTCCGCTTTGGTGGCATAGCCGGATAAATCCATATCATCTGCGTCACTTCCGTCTGCTCCTTTCAGCGATTCCAGCCACTCGGTTTCTGTTCCTGAAAAGCCGTGTTCCACTGCAATGATATATGCGGATTTACCGTCAGAGCCATTCACACCGTTTTTCCCATCCACGCCATTTTCTCCGTCTTTCCCTTTGAGAGAAGCAAGCCACTCTGCAAGTGTCCCGGTAAAACCATTCTCCACAGCAAGTTCATATGCAGATAAGCCGTCTTTTCCATCCTTGCCGTCTGCACCATCTTTCCCATGCTGCACTTCACCGATTTTCTGTAAAAGCTGCGTATACAAATCGGGCGTGGGCGGAATGGGGGAATCGGCATCCTCTCCTACAAATCCGGATGCACGAATATGTAGTGTCACCGGAACCGTTGTGGCACGCAGTCCGGATGTATTGTCAGCGTCATATCCGAATACGGATAGCTTTACCGCACCTGCATGAAGCTCCGCAGGCAGCAAACAGGACAGTCCGTCAGTGCCGAGCACACGGTTGTATGTTTCATCACACTGGGTAAACTGCACCACCTTGTGAAACTTTTTCCAATCGCCGTCAAATACAAATTTCAGTGTTACAAATGCAATCTGGTCGGAGGCAATCACTTCACGTTCCAGAATCTCAATTTTCTGTCCCTTTACAAGAAATTTCAGCATCATTCCTTCACCTCTTTCCATGTTTTCGTGCTTGTGACATATTCTATGTATCCATCAAGGCACTGGATTTTTGAAAGCGGAGATTCAATATCAACTGCATGGCTGTCCCAGTTTGTATTTTTCTTCACAGCGTTCCAATCAGCAAGAGAACCCTCATAAGTGATTGTGGTCAAAGATTCACAGTAATTGAAACAGCCGCCCACAATTTCCTTGACGTTTCGGGTAAGCGTAAGGTTTTTTAGTTTTGTGCATCGTACAAACATTCTGTCACTAATGACTTTGCCGCCATATCTCACCGTTTCAAGATACTGACACTCACTGAATGCCATTGCACCTACGGTTACCACAGAGGACGGAACGGTTACGGACTTGATTGCCGTTCCTGCAAATGCGTTTACGCCAAGTTCCGTGACACGTTCCGGAATCTTCAGTTCCGTTAAGCCATTAAGACTCTGATGATAAATATATCCATCAATATGCGGCAGAAATGCAGCCTTTTTGATTGCTGTAAGCGTTGTCGGAAGTGATACTGTTTTTAAGTTATCACAATACTGAAAAAGTCGTTCACCAATGCCTGTCACGCCCTCTGAAACAATAACTGACTTGATATTGGAATTATTCTGAAACGGTGACGGATTGCTGTCGGTAGAATAATCGAATGTTGCCCCTGTGCCTTTGAGGAGCAGTCTGCCGTCCGAATAAAGTACAAAATCCACGCTTTGACCGCATTTTCCGATAGAAACCACATCGCCTGTCATCTCATCAATTTTCAGCGTTAACTCGTTTATCTTTGTTGTCAGCTGACCGACTGTGATGTTGTAATCTTTTATCTGCGTCTGAATTTCTGCAAGTTGTGAAAGCATATCTGTAACCTTGCATTTGCCAAGAATACAGCGGACATATCCGCAGAAATTATTGTTTTCTCTGTAATCTGTAATGCTGAGTTCTAATGTGCCTGCATCAAGTCTGATAATGCAAAGGGTGAGATATTTCTTGTAATCTGTATTCTGAAATCTCGGTATTGCAGGATTGGTGGCAGGTGTTCCGGCGAGAATTTCAAAGCTGACATTACGGACGTTTTCAGAAGTGTTGCAACAAATTCCAACCGCCATATATCTCGGCAGGGATTCGTCCACATAGCGAGATAAATCATAGGTGTATGCCGTATCCGAAATGAAATAATGCCCCTGAATCCAAGCCTTTCCGCTGCCTATCGTCAGCTTCAACTTGTTTACAGACAGTTTGAAACACTGCCCGAAGTTGTCCTGAATTCCGTCACAGATAATACTGCCGAGATAGTCGTTGAAATTCTCAGCAGTATATGTTCTGTCAAGATTTTTAGAATTGAAAAATCCGAATGAAAATGCCATGTTAAGCCTCCTTAAATGTCGGTGTTAAATTTCTGCCGTTGTGGTCAAAGCTCTCGATCATTCCGACAAGCTGTATTTTATTCTGTCTGATTCCAAACCTATGATGTTCTACGGTGACAAAATCGCCAACAAAATAGTCCACACCGTATTGAAACTGTGTGGACTGCACTGCGATCTGTGATTCTGATTTTGTTTTTGTGGGTACAAGATTCTGCTTGCCTTTCTCTTTTAGAAGTTCCGAATATTCTTCCTCAGATAATGGTTTTGTTTCGCCATTTTCCTGTTCTTCGTCCGAGATGTCTTTTGCATCAACATACACCTCATATCTGTCAAGCAGGGCAGGTTCAGAATTTGTAAAACAAGTGGTTCTTTTACGCTGTTCACCCTCGCCCTTTCCAAGAACATAGGCAAAATTTCTCTTGACGGAAGTGTCTGTAAAGTAGGTGAAAGACAGCAGATTGTTGTAGCTGTCGGAGAACACAATATGCGGATTTTCCTTCTGCAATATGCTTCTGTCTTCGCCCTGCAACAGGTCAAAAATCATCTCATACTGTTCCTCTGCAATCTTACTCAGACGAATGTTTGCCGTTCCGCCGATTTTTTTGCAAATGGTGTACACCCATTCCATCAAATTATCATAACTGACCTGCAATTTGGTTTCAGTATCCCAGCAAGCACCTTGAATTTTTCCAAGTTTCAAGCCCGGAATCAGCCTGTTTCCGCTTGCTAAAGCGTTGTTTTCTACAGCTTTCTGAACGATTGCACCGTAGGAAGTTTGTGATGTAAAATTTAATGTGGGATAGATGATTCTGCGTTCAAGTAAGCACATTAAAAATCTGCCCTTGATGATGAGATAATCTCCATCTTCTGCATCGGTTTCAAGTTCCACGGATTCAATCAGTCCGAAATGTTCCCTGTCATCATCACGTCCCACAATTCTGCCAGTCTGAAAAATTTCAATATTTCGGGGAGATGCAGCAATGTACACTTCAAAAGCACCGCATTTGTAATATTCAATATCCCATAAAAGCGAAGAAAAACTGTCGCAGACAGCCTCAAGTGAAATATTCAGTTTATCATTCAAGACAGTCATATTGTAAATTTCAATCTGCATTTTCACACCCCTAAGTACGCATTTCGGTGTATCAGGCGAACTTTGATGCGGTTCAGTCCCTCCGATGCCGTCACATAAAATTTGTTTTCGCCCGTTTTCAGATTCAGCCAGGTTGACCCGGAAACAAGGCGGTTGATGATGTTGGTCACAACGCCCTCACGCTCCAGAAGAACGGTTTTGTTGCCCGTTTTTGTAGTTATGGTGATAACATCTCCCTTTTGAATATCGCCTGAAATCTGCATATATTCGTCCGTCAGAGCGTTGTAAATAGTCGGATTTTTCGCAGGTCCTCCGCTGATTTCAAGGGTGAATCCGACCTCATCACCGCTGTTATTGATGGTCATCATATCCTGCGTATTATATGCACCAATCGGAAAAGGCTCATCATTGTCAGGACAGACAAAATGAAATGCACCTCTGACACGGGAATATTCTGCAATCTGCGTTTCAGTGGAGTACCAGTAAATATCGGGACAGAGAATGGAAATCTGCCCATTGGTCAGCTTTTCAAAGTTTTCCACCTCGCAGGTTTCCACAATACCCTCAGCATACACAGAAATATTTTTTGTGGAGTAGTATATCTTGATGTAGCGTGACGGCTTGACTACTCTGTAGAGTTCATGTCTGCGGAGTTCCACATCAAACCCACGCATTTCAAAAGAAATGACAACATTTCGCTTTTCAATAAAAGCATTGTTTAGATATGAGCCGTTCATTCCTGCATAGCTTGAAGTGCTGACTGTTCCTGTCGGCGGATCAAGTCCTTTTATTTTGGAGAACATATATCGGTTTGCAGTTTTGAACAGGTCGATTTTTTGACCTGCTTCGTTTTCGAGGATTAAAGTGTAGAACATCGGAAATCACTCCTTTCTTGGTTGACTTCTACAGTTGCTGTGTGGTATAATGACATTGTCATTTTTGAGGAACAGGTGATATTATGAAAACAACATACGATATATATAACAGGTTGCATCAAAGCTCCATGACAGGAGTCGAATATATTTCAGACACCAATTCGATTATATACAACGCATCAGAATATTCTGTAAAGGTTTACGAAATCGGCAAAGTGTTTCATGTAGTTATTATTTACGAAGGATATGAGTATCCATTCACAGCACCGGACTGCGATAATGTATATAATTTGCTATCCGGTCTTTATAACAAGGAAATTTCAATAAACCAATTGTCCGATATATACATAAAACTAAAAGGCTACAACAATAAAAAAGAAAAGCGTTACAGCAAGATGAAAACTGCTGTTCTGAGTGTCATAGGTATTCTCATGGGGCTTTTTAGTTTGATGATGTGCCTCGCTTTGCCGATAGGCAGTCTGCTGTTTGATGAAAAGTTCGATTTTGGTTTAATGACAGTGGATTTTATTTTTATTGCAATACTATTAATTTCAATCAGCTTGGTGAAATATGCTGTCCTGCAAAATAAATATAAAAGACGAATATGGATGGTTGGTATAGGATACGCATTGATTGGATTTTTCAGCAACACATCATCTTTAATGCTAATAGAAGATTATGACAAGGCGAACGGATACAGCATAGATACTATCGGTGCATTTGGCGTTATGCTTTTGGGTGTTTTGTTTGGTGTTGTTTTTCTGGTTTTTAGTAAGCGTAATCAGGGCGAAAAATCATTGCTCTTGATAAGAGACGCCGTTCTACCCGATACAGCCGATGCAGATGCAATTTTCCGTTACATGGAGGAAGTATGTAGCCATGACAAACTGTCTATTGATGAGCTCTGCTCTACAGGAAGAGATTACGACGATGACGATGATGAACTTGATTTATTTATGAAGTACAGTGCAGATAAAATGTCAATTCCAATTGACAAAACGTTAACATTCGACGAATTCTTAACAGCTCTTTCAAAAGATATCGCCGACAGTTATGAAAATTCAAACGTGGCAAAATATTACTATTATGATGAATATTAAGTAGAAGATGAAGATGATGAGAAAAAATATATATTCAAATTTCAAGTACGTCAGATTGATGATAGAAAAATACTGAAAATGTTAAACCCTGTGTTTATATGGTTGATTTCCAATTTTGTTTTATTGGCAATAGTCTGCAACGCTCCACAAACAATCGCTATGGCTACTGTTTTGCTGATGATAACAAATTTTGTGATGATTATACCGATATTTATCATCCTCCGTAAAAAATCTGCTGAATATCGAAAAAGTCAATTTAAGACAATAAACGCAGAGTTTGAGGTTAAGGACGATAAAGTCTATTTGAATGGTCGTGAGGCAGTCATTACATTTTTTCATGCTGAGGACGGAATCCAGGTTCTGTCTGTATCCATGCTATTTGATAAATTCAGCGGTTATGCGTTAATGGATACCGAAATTGAAGCTTTTGTGAAATTTGCGGCAGAAAACAGATTCCCGATAAATGTAAAAGGATGTACTTATCCGAAAAATAAATAGTTACGCTTTAACCGCATTCCTTGTCTGTCTGTAAATCTCCAGCCGTGACAGTGATTTCGGACTGTTGTTGGTCTGATTCACTGTGCGGCTGTTGTCGTTTTGATAGTAATTGTTGACCACCGAATTTTCAGAAGTGCCGTTCATCATTGCCCCCGTCATGCCGTCAAGGTTGTAGTTTTGCTCGGAATTGAGCGAAAGTTTCATGGTATCCGCAACGCCCGAAACTGCCTTTGCTACAACCTTTTTGCTTTTGTTGATACCGTCTGCCAAGCCGTTCATGAAGTCAGGCATCCAGCTTTCAAAGTCTGTCAGCGGACCTACATCAGGAACGGAAAAGTGCAGATAACTGCGAATCGTATCGGCAATTCCGGAAACGCTGTCCGCAAGATTGCCGATCATACTTCTCAAGCCGTCAATGATGTTGGAAACAATATCCCGTCCCCAGTTCCACGCATCTGATGCAAGCCCTTTGACATAGTTCACCGCATTGTCAAATCCGCCTTTAATCGTGGAGTAAATGCCGCTGATGACACTTGCAACAGAAGATTTCACATTGTTCCAGATGTTTGTCACAGTCGAATGAATTGTATTCATCACCGATGAAATTGTGGAAGAAATACTGTTCCAGACGGAAGATACGGTATTTCGGATAGCGTTTACCACGCTTGAAACAGCACCGCTGATGGTGTTCCACACACTCGAAATAATAGAATGAATCGTGTTCATTGCACCGGAAATGAAACCTGAAATTGCAGTCCAGACGGTAGAAATCACGCTTGAAATGGTGCTTAAAACCGTTGAAATCGTGATATAAATAGCGTTCCAGACCGTTTCAAAGAACGTTTTGATGCCCTCAAGCAACGGCGTGAGAAAGGCAACGATCGCATTCCAGATGGTCTGTATTTTTTCCGAGATCCAATCCATCACGTTGCTGATGATAATGTGGATCGCCTGAAAAATCGTTTCAAACAGATATTGGAACGCCTCTAAAAGCGGAGAAATGAAGCTGTAAATCGCATTCCAGATACTTGAAATCGTGTCGTAAATAGTGGTGCAGACAGTTGAAATAACCGTCCATATTGCATTGAAAATGTTGGCAAAAAAGTCGTGAATACTGGTCAGGATTCCTGCGAAGAAATCATATACTGAAGTAAAAATCGTGACTGCTGTGGTATAGATCGCAGTCGCTATCGTTGTAAAGAACGCTGATATTGCATTCCAGATATTTGTGAAAAAGTCAGCAACAGCCTGAAAAGCGGAACAAATGCTGTTCCAGATTCCAACGAAGAAGTCTTTTATACTCGTCCACACTTCATTCCAGGAAGTACCGAACCACCCGAGAAATACATCTGCCACACCTCTCAGCGTGTTCAGAATATTGCTGAACTGGTTGACTACAAAGTTCCAGATACCTGTAAAAATGCCCTTGATACCATTCCAGCACTGTTCCCAGTTTCCTGAAAATAAGCCAATAAATACATCAAGCACGCTCAGAATGGTATCCGTCACAAAGGTGAAAATATCCGAGATATGCTGAAATACACCCTCAAATACAGGGGCAAGCACACTGCACAAACCGTTCCACAGAGATTTCAGCATATCGCCGAAACTCTGAAAGTTAAAGCCCAATGCATTCACTCTGTCAACGATTCCGGATGTCAGACGTTCAAAGGTAGACTTTATCTGTTCCCAGATGGAAAGAATGCTGTTTTTGAAGTCCTCATTGGTGTTCCATAGATTTACAAATGCTGCAATAAGTACAGCTATAACTGCAACGACAGCCACCACGGGTGCAGAAATACCGCCAATTGCAGCACCAAGCGTTGAAAATGCAGTCTTAGCACCCGCAATCATTGTCGGAATTTTTGAAATGAATGTCATCATACTTCCGATAGAAGAAATTGTTTTGCCCACCACAATCAAAAGCGGACCTAAAGCCGCAGCCATCAATCCGATTTTGATAATGGTCTGCTTTGTTGCAGGGTCAAGGGCATTCAGCTTGTCCACAAATCCTTGTATTTTGGTGATGATGTCACGGATAACGGGCATCAGAATCTCGCCGAAAGAAATAGCCAGTTCCTCAAGCTGTGACTTCAGAATGGTAAGCTGTCCTGCAAGATTGTCCTGCATGGTTTCTGCCATAGAAAGAGATGTACCGTCACAGTTGGCAATTGCACTTGAAAGCTTATCAATATCCGCAGGTGCGGCATTCATCAGAGCAAGAAATCCCGACATGGCATTTTTGCCCACAAGAGTTTCTGCGGCACTTGCTTTTTCGGATTCTGACATCTGGTCGAATGCAACTCTGCAATCTGCTAAAATATCAGAAAGGCTACGCATAGAGCCGTCTGAATTGGTGGTTGCAATTTCCATTTCTCCAAAGGATTCAGAGCAAAATTTGACTTCACCTGAAAGTGCAGTCATAATAGAACGCATAGAAGTACCTGACTGCGTGGACTTGATACCGGCGTTTGCCATTAAGCCAAGTGCTTCGGCTGTATCTTCGCAAGAAAAACCTAAAGCACCCGCAATCGGAGCACAGTATTTGAACGACTCGCCAAGCATAGATACATTTGTATTTGCGTTAGAACTTGCAGCCGCAAGCACATCAGCAAAATGACCGCTACCCTGTGCTGTCAGTCCAAATGCAGTGAGTGCATCTGTGACAATATCCGATGTTGTGGCAAGATCTTCGCCTGATGCAGCAGCAAGGTTCATAATGCCGTCAATACCTGACAGCATATCATTTGTTTTCCAACCTGCCATCGCCATATAGTTCATGGCTTCGGCTGCTTCACTTGCGGAAAACTTTGTCTTACTGCCCATTTCACGGGCTTTATCACGCAAAGCCTGCAAGTCATCACCGGTAGCACCGGAAACAGCGGCAACCTTAGACATTGCAGAATCAAAGTCGGAGGCGGTTTTCACAGCAGCAGTTCCGAGAGCCGTCACACCTGCGGTGATGGGCAGAAGTTTTTCGCCTGCACCTGAAATTTTATCGCCTGCATTCTGGAGAACCTGTCCTGCCTCACCGATTTTAGCAAGTTCAGAATTTGCATTTTTGGCTTCTGATTTCAAACGTTTCAGTTCATTTTCTGTTTCGACAATCTCACGCTGTAAGGCATCATACTGCTGTTGTGTGATGTCGCCATTTGCAAGAGCAGTGTTTGCCTGTTCTGCGGCAGTTTTCAGCGTTGCAAGTTTATCCTTTGTAGCAGAAATACTGTCAGCGAGAAGTTTCTGTTTTTGTGAGAGTAATTCTGTATTTTTCGGGTCAAGTTTCAGGAGTTTCTCCACGTCTTTCAGCTGTGACTGGGTGTTTTTAATGTTCTTGTTTACACCCTCTAAAGCTTTGGACAGCTTAGTAGTATCTCCGCCGATCTCAACGGTGATGCCTTTGATTCTGTTTGCCACTGTGGTTCACCTCACTTTTTTTGAAAAATAGGTTGAATTTATCCTAACTTTATGATATAATAAATATAAAGGGGGTGTTCGTATGAACATTGATACAAACACAATTTTTTCTATGACCGAAGCAAACCAGAATTTTTCTATGGTTGCCAGAACAGTTGACCAATATGGAACAGCAATCATCTTTAAGAACAATAAACCACGTTATGAAATACGGGTATTTGATGATACTGAAACAGATGAAACTGCATCTGATGAAGATGTTCTTGACATTTCCAAAAAGTTATTAAAACGAAATGCTGCTGTATATAAGGAGCTTGCGAAATGATTCGTCTGACAAAACAACAAGTAATACTGCTTCATCAAGATGTCATTGCTCAGTCAGGAGGTTCACCTGAAATACGTGATGAAGGTTTGCTGGAATCGGCATTGAATGCTCCGTTTCAAACATTTGCAGGAATAGAATTGTATCCTACAATAATTGATAAGGCAGCACAGTTAGGATACAGTTTAATTAAAAATCACGCATTTGTTGATGGTAACAAGAGAATCGGAACTCATGTAATGCTTATTTTTTTAATGTTAAATGAAATTGATGTTGATTATGAAGATGAAGAATTAACACGGTTGATTCTTGGTGTAGCTGCCGGAGAAATATCTTCTGAACAGTTATTAGCTTGGTTACAAGCACACATTTGTTAATTCAAAACGCATCAAAATCCGCCTGTCCAGCAACCTCATTCCACCCTGAATACTCATCATTTTCACGTTCCGTAAACATATCATTGATCAGTCCAATCGTCAGCAAATCCAGCTCGGTCATAGAAAGACCGAGCTGTTTGCATCTCAGGAGAAAAAGCGGAGTTGTCATCGGGCGGTCAGTCTGGCGATGTTTTTTTTAGACTCTACCTGCGTTGCGGTGTTCAGTCCCCACAGTTCAATCAGCTGCGGAAGAATTTCATAAATGCTGAATGTGTTGAACTGTTCCAGGAAATCATCGGGGTTGTCAGGAACATTGGAATCAGCGTGTTTTGCCATGATATATGCGATATTTTCAAAGACTTCAAGACTTTCAATACCGATTTCGCTTTTGTTTTCATCACCCTCAGTGACTTCAGTTTTTAGTGCTGCAAAGTCCTTATAAATATCTCTGCGGAATTTTAGACGATACAAGCGTGGCACAGCAGCACTTGCCTTAAAAGGTACTTCAATTCCGTCAATTGTAATGTTTTTCTGAATAGCCATAGCAATACCTCCTTAAGATGACTTGGCAGAAGACTTAACTGTCGTATCAGGGTTATACGGCATTTTGAACCAGTTGTTATATACTGCATCAGTGGTGCTTTCAGTTGTCTTGGATTTCACAAGACCTGTCGGCAAAGGAGTAGCTTTCAGCGACAGCTTTTCGGTCTTAACTTCTGTGCTTTCTTCGGTGGTTGCAGATTCCGTCGCAGGACGTGATGCACTGCAACAATACATCACATGACGGATGTGGTGCTTATCACCTAAGAACTCAAACATCAGTGCAAACTGTGCAAGTTCCGTATCATTCTTTTCTACCAGAACGCCGTTATTATCAAGGATTTCTCCTAAGATTTCAGTTGCAAATTCGGTTGTGATAAGGGCGATTTCAAGATCACCTGTATATCCTGCATTGTTGTTGATGACGTAATAAACACCGTTGTCCGCATAGAAATTCTCCGCTTCGCCGTTGGCATCAATAGAAAGCGATACAGCACCGGGCAGATGCTTTGACGGTCCGTATGCAGGGACGGTCTTGTTGCCGTCAGGATCTTCACCCCATTCATTGATTTTTGCCCAGTAGACATTCTGCAAACCGAATTTAACTTTGTTTTTCTTGTTCGCCATTGGTTATACCTCCGTTTCGTAAAGCACTTCATAGAGCTTTTCGGACTCTATCCATACTTCTGATTTTGTGTAATAGATTTTATGACGTTTCAGAACCTGTTCAACTTGCTTTTCAAGTTCAGGATTCTTAACATCTGTATAAAGTTCAATATCCAGCATCTTAAAGCTGAAATACATGGAATTATCCGCAGAAAATGTATTTTCTCCAGGTGAAAGAAAAATAAGAAAAGGCGGTGCAGGACTTTCACCCTCGGCGAAATGGTGGTAGGCGAAAGGCAGTCCCATCTCCTCCATCATTTCCGCGATTTGTTCGTAGGTCATGACAACGCCCCCTCGATTAAATTCTCCAGCAACTGCACACCGTTTTCTTCCGCAGGAGCAATATGCGGTTTGCCGGAAACACGTCCACCTCCACGCTTGGCGTGTCCCTTTTCCAAAAGGTGTGCCAGCTGGTAACGATTTTTACTGTGTACAGTCATCTCCAAAGAATGGCTGTTTTCGCCAGTCTTTTTCGTCGCCCAACTTTTTGCATATTTTCCAGTGTCCCTCGGAGCATTGGCGGAGATTTCGTTTTTCACTTGTGTGGCAGATTTCCGGACAGCCTTTTTCATGGCGGTATCTGCAAGGTCTGCATACTCCTGCAAGCCCTGCATGATTTCCTCTGCAAGATTGTCAATACTGGTCATTTTGTCCTGCCTTTCTGGCTTCTGCAGTAAGTTTCAGATAGTCCTTGTGCAGATAATCCGGTGTAACACTGGTGATGTTGTATGTGACATCCCGAAACAAGATTCGGTTGCTTGTTACAGACGGCATCCAGTGCTGGCTTTGCCGAATGAGGAATTCCAGCGTTTGTGTTTCTTTGGTCACACCAGCGTCCGTATGCTCCACAGAAGCTTTCAAAGTCACTTTTGCCCAGCAGGAAAAAGCTTCGTCCCACATGGCGGTGTGATTGCCGATTTCATCGGTAACAACACGATTTTCCAGAAAGGCGATTCTCTGATTGAGTGTTCCAATTTCCATCAAATCACACCCTCTCTCTGTGCAAATAAAATCGACCTGAGATTCAACGTTAGCTTTTGATAATCGGGATTACTTCGACTTTCATAAAGATACCCAAGTGCGAAAAGCATCGCAGTCCGCACGGTATCTTCATTTTCAGCAAGTGCGGATTCGTCCATTCTGCCAATGTCCATAACCAGATTTTTTGCTGTAGAAAGCAGATTTTGAATCAGACTATCGTCCTCCTCATAATCCACTCGCAGATAATTTTTCGCCTCTTTCAGCGTAATCATAGCATCACGCTTTCTTAATGGTGAGTGTCTTGATAGCTTCCGGAAGAATCAACTTGCCATCAAGTCGCTGACTTGCAAGAAAACCAACCTGACCTGTCATAGCAAAGAGTTCATTCAGTCTCTTGAAGGAGCGTCCCTGTCTGTCAGCTACCCAGTAATAGCTAAAGTCACCGAATGCCATGCACTTGTTGCCAGCCTTGATTTCCGGTACATAGCTGGATGTCTTGTAAGGACGATTGAGGATTGTATCCGGCACACCTGCCTGCACAGACGGATTCCAGATATAGTTTCCTGTGTTGTCCTTCAGTTTTCTGAGAGCCTTGACAGTGGAATCATTGAGCACCCACACTGCCTTCTTACGATACGGACTTCTCAGAGAATAAAATAGTTCCATGACATCATCAAATGTGATGCTTGTACCTGTGGTGGAAGTGCCGTCTTCTGCACCGCCTGTTGCGTTGAAAATGCCGGTCGGTTTTCCCTTGCCGTCACCAACGAAAAACGCCTCTTCTTCCTTTGCACCGATTCTTCTTGCAAACTCCTTTGCAATATATGACGGCAGGTCAAATACGCTGTCATTGAGAAGTTCCTCAGAAATTTTGATCGCTGTTCCAAGCTTGTATGCGGAAAGCGATGCCTGTCCGAACGTATCATCAGAAAGAGAATACTGCTGCTCCTCGTCCATCCAGACAGCCTCGCCCTTGGAAGTCACAATCGGAATCTTGCGGTCGCCGTTGGAAGTTTTGATGACTGTTGCCATCTGGCGGAAAATGCTCTCTTCCTCCAACGCCTCCACCAATTTTCGTTCGTGAGGTAGCAGTGTGCCGCCTTATCATCTTTCGATGACAGGTTTGCACAAAGCCCCTCCCAAACCGTGCTTACACCTCTCGATGTACACGGCTTTCCATTCATTATTGACA